TCATATACTCTTAAACAACCTTTTTAATGGGGTCGCGAACCATGAAGCATATTTCTGACGCACCCACGTGGCATCCTGTTTGTATATGCGATGGGCACGGGGCGCCATGCGCTTGGTCAACGTGCTGATGGCCATGAGCCGGCGGAACACGTTCAGGGGAAACTCCTTACCCTTGGTAATCGCGCGGTGGAGAGCCTTGTGGCGGTTGGTCTTTGCCTCGACTGGATGGTACCCAAACTTGGTCAACATACCGTGTTTAAGGGGGCCGATTACGCTCTTGGGCCGGCCGATAGTCCCCACATCATACGCAGGCTGGCCTTTGACGCTAACTGTCCGCGCCTTGCGAATGTAAGAGTAGCCTGGGCGAGATGGTGTTCCCTTAACCGATATGCGTTTGGCGGTTAGTGTACGGGTATGAGCTTTTCGGAGGTCTGCGTGCATTTACATCTATTGAGAAAATTCTTGAGAGTAGCCACTCATGTACATGCGAATCTTAGATTCACTTGATGCCCCAAAATCATACGCATCATCTTGAATTATAAGACTACGTGTTCGAATTGGATATTCATATCTAAGTTTCATTGTTGCATATAAAAGGCTTATCGCATATGTCTTGAGATCTTTAACATTGGGACCCCACCCCTCTCCACTTATACGATAGGCAACCGCATTTTCATTACCAATAAAAACCCCTGATGGTGTCGTTTCAACACTTCCACCATCAATATAACTTAACCCGTCCTCAAGTTTTACACTTGAGAAAAGAAAGGGAACTGCTATAGACGCACATATAACATCAAGAATACCTACTTCTGGTGTTGTATCAACACTGAAGTATTTTGTCTTTTCAAGTTGTATGCAATATGCGGATACATGTAATTTTATTGGATAAAATTCATATAATTCTCTAAAAGTTAAATCATCTTTCAAAGTTTCTCTGAGACATATACTTGACAATAATTTACGAATTTTATTAAGAGGAATTAATCCAAAATTCTTTAGAATATTTTTAATATTAGGTTTCATAATATCTTTTATAGGAATTGTCAATGAATATTCAAGAATTTTTTTTGCATCTCCTTTCATTAAACAGTAGAGTAACCCAATGAGAGCACCCGCCGATGCTCCGGCAATTTCGACAAGCTCGTCCAACTGTCCTTTATCCCTGAGTTTCGTTATAGCTCCAAGATATACATAAAACCCCATCGCACCTGGTCCTACCGCAAGATGCGTTACCATTCCTGATTAAGTTTTCTAGTAATATTCTGGAAATATACCACGAAGAGCTGCGAAAGCAATTGCAAATACGAGCGTGTGCACCATGAGTGCCGTCGAACCACCACCTGGCGGAAGTGTCAAAAGAACGCCCGGGGTCAATAGCACGAATAGAACTGCGGGTACTATTAGATCCGTCTTTGTGAATGTCACCTTTGCTACAAATTTGCAAATTAGAAAATACACAATTGAAAACACGAGAGCATGAACACCAGCCTGTACGGGAAGACTCGCCTTTTCAGGGAATCCCTTAAATAGCCTGGGGTTCATAACCGCAAATAGAAGTGAGGGTATAAGAACTTTTGGTCCAGTAATGTCAAACATTGAAATTACATTCTATATTTTTCCTGACCCAATAATGAAAACTTTCCTCATTCACGCGCTCTCTTACAAGAGAGACACTAGAAGCGAGAATCCACAAGTCAATCTCAGTCATTGTTGGTGGGCTGCATAGAAAGCCCTGTCCTGGGTACATAACAAATTCTACAAACTCTGCATATGTTGCATTGAATCGTATGTAATTTGAAGAGGTATATTCGCGAATTTTCCCCCATGCATCGAGAAGGTCTTCAGAATACCAATCCTGCCAGTCTTCTGGGTGAAGAGGGTCTGGTGTTTCGCTCGAGTCGTCAGAATCATATGCGAGGTCATATATGTACGCATCACGCGAGTACTCATCATTGATGCCCATTTTACATGTGTAATATACATGTTAAACCTTTAGACCAGTGACTGTTACACCCATCGAATCTTTGACAGGTGCTGCATCCATGATGGCCTGAAAAGCGCCCTCGACCTGGGCATCATTTCCACCAAAAAATGAGCGAAGTCCAGCCTTGATCACATCCTTCGTCAGAGAGCCCTTCTTCTTGCTCTTCTTGAAATTTACCTTTATCGTATCATGCAGCCGTACCGTGTCAATTTCGTTACGGGCCATGTGTTCAGTCACGAGCTTGCGAAGTTCCTTTTCGCGTACATTGAGTACGCTGAGATCTTTGCGAGCTCCGGCAAGTTGGGCTTTAATGCCAATCCATTCGGTTGTTGTGGTTTTAAAGTCCATTTCTAATATTATTTTGGAGGTTATTCCTGTGTAACTGACGCGATTACTGGTAGTCGTTCATAATGTCAAACTTGGGACGCATGATATCTGGGGGTATGGTGCTCAGATTGAAAATGCTGACTGGGTCGCGGGGGTTGAGAGGCTCTGAGCGATACTGGCGATTCGCGTTGCGGAGAACACCGCCTAGAGTCTCCGGGTAGCCAATCTGGCTCCTGGGGTCTAGATAGTTCTGACCGGACAGAATGGCCGCTGGGTCATACTGCCCAAAATCATCGGTCGATATAACCTCACGGGGGATCAGGTTTGCTGATGAAACACCATCGAGCATATTAGGGTCAGCTAGATCGCTTGCTGGAGATTCAGCTACGGGCGCAGCGTTAACAATTGGCTGAACACTGTGTGTGCTCATAACCTGCTGGGTTCCCATGACAGCTGCCGGTGCAGATCCACTGTAATGGCTCCGTGTAGGCATGAAAAAAAGTATAAAAAATATAGCAGCTAGAACGAGAATTGCCAGACGCTTCTTATCCATCTTATATTATGATACCGATAATTTTTTTGAGACTAATCGAGGTCGATATAATCTGAAGGGTCATCAACCTCCTGCTCCTCGGCTGGGTCATCCGTAAAAAGATAGGTTTGGGCAGGTGGCTCCTTGGGCGCGGCCCTGGTGCGAACCTGAATAATTCGCCAAATTGGGCCAAACGACTTTTTCAAAAACCAAAGGCCGGAGAGTTCAAGCACGACATCACATGTGCTCTCTGGTGCGACCGCCTGGAGTTCGACAGGATTCTTCTGTGTATCGAACGCAATTGTTCGCACTTGACCCTTGACAGTCATAAGAGAACTGTCAAGAATTCCATCAGTCACGCTCTCCTGATATGCAGTGCAAATCACATCATCATCCAGCTCCTTCCTGAACCACTCCATCTTTGATTCCTTCGCCTTGGCGAGAATATCAGCATCTATTCCAGTGAATAGTGATTCGTCCTTCACCTTGAAGGATACTGACTTGTTAGTAAGCGAGTCCTGGAGCACTAGGCCGTTCACCTGGTGCCGAACTGGCCCAACTTTTAGAAAATAACGTCCATTTGGTAGCTTCTGCGGGGTTCCGTACTCCATTTATATAAATAAATATTGTATTCTTTATATTAGATGACCTGCCGGGGAGAATATGTATCTAAAAATTGTGAATGTTTGCCTGACCCGATGGACCCATATAACTATGTATGTGGATATGTGAACAAACAGAACGGACTTGTGTACCCGTGTGACCCTGGATGTTGCGAAGGAAAATGCAACCAGACCGTCTCAGGGGTTCGTTTTAAAATTGATCCTTCACAATATTCTGATAATTTACCAGAAGGATTCAATGTAAATATTCCAACATCTGATAGTGGTAGTTCGCCGCCTGGAGCTGCAGATATTCCTCCTCCACCTACTACCGACAGAATTTCAGTATTAAAAGTGGTGCTTTTTTCAATTGCAATATTGGTTGCAATTCTCCTGCTCTCTTTCATGGCTTAAAGGTGTGAATCATTCATATAATAGAAATGGAACTCGACGCTCTACTGAAGGAAATTAAGGCTCTTCGCAAGGACATTCGCAAGGTTCGCCAGCACCTTGAGGACCCCCTGGGTGAGAAGGCAAAGGTTCGTGCGGCGAACAATGGGTTCAACAAGCCTCAGAAGCTATCTGACAAGCTTCGTGCGTTCCTGGAGCTTGGTCCCGATGACATGATGTCTCGGTCTCAGGTTACTCGTAAGGTGAACGAGTATGTTGAGGCCAAGGGTCTGAAGAATGGTCAGAAGATTAGCCTGGATGCAACGCTCCAGGACCTGCTGGCTGTTCCTGCGGATATTCAGGTAACTTTTCTGAATATTCAGAAGTTCATCAACCCTCATTACATCAAGGAGCCGAAGGAGCCGAAGCCTCCCAAGGAGCCGAAGCCTGAGATCGAGCCACCCAAGGAGAAGAAGCTTCGTCCAAAGGTTGTAAAGCCGGTTGTGGTGGCTTAAACAAAAGAGAACCGTGTAAAATATAAATGGATCTCGAGAATGCCCCTGAGATTTCGCGTGAATTCTTGAACTCTCTTGTCGGCACAAAAATAAAAAACATAAAAACGTATCAGCGCGCTTTCACACACAAGAGCGCGCTGAAGCGCTATTCTGGTCTCGATGGCTCTTACGAGACTCTTGAATTTATGGGTGATTCAGTGCTTGGATTCATCATAACAAAACACTTATTTGACCTTCACGAGAAGGAGCAAGAGGGGTTCCTAACCAAGGCTCGCACGAAGATGGTCAGAGGCAAGACGTTGTGCGAAATTTCAAAGGTTCTTGGACTCGACAAGTTGATTCTTATGGATGAAAAGGGTGAGCGCAACGGGTGGAACACGAATGAGCACATAATGGAGGATGTCTTCGAGGCGCTCATCGGGGCAATTTACATAGATCTGGGGATGGTTCATGCGAAGAACTTCATTCTTGAGAGTTTTACCAAGGTGACGACGAGCCTGGTGGATGACAACTACAAGGACCAACTCATGCGTTGGTGCCAGGCTCTCAAGTACCCTCTCCCAGATTACGTACTTGCTGATACAATTAACGGTACATTTTGCATATCTGTTGCTGTAAATTCAAACATTGAGGGTTTTGGATATGCAACAACGAAGAAACAAGCAGAGCAGAATGCAGCTGAAATTGTACTTAAGACTGATGCACGTTTCAAAGGAAAGAATGTCCCAGCTCCTGGAACGAGTAAAGGAACTCAAATCGGCGACCTACGCGGACCAGAGAAGTGATGAATGGCTCGAATTGCGTGAAAACATGATCACCGCAAGCGATGTTGCATCAGCTATAGGTGATAACCATTACGAAACAGCTGATTCATTTGTACGTAAAAAAGTGCTTAGAACCAAATGGGGTGGAAATGCAGCCACGGCACATGGAACACTTCTCGAGCCTTTTGTCAGGGATTTGTATGACGAAAGGTTTGGAAAGAAGACGACTGAAATTGGTCTCGTACAGCATAGAGACTATCCATTTATCGGGGGCTCGGCAGACGGAATCACAGATGATGGTATACTTCTTGAAATTAAGTGCCCATTGACGCGTAAAATTGAAGCAAAGGTTCCAAAGTATTATCTTCCACAAATTCAGCTTTTGCTTGAAATCCTTGACTTTGAGGACTGTGATTTCGTTCAGTACCGCCCAGCAGACCCTCCAAAACCTGAAGAATTTGTAATAGTTCGTGTCAAACGTGACCGTGAATGGTTCAAATCAAAATTACCAGCAATTCAGGCTGCGTGGGCGAGAATTGTAAAAGGACGCTCAGATGGACTTTGTGAAATTAAAGATGACACTTGTGCATGTGATAAGAAAGAAACTGTCTGTGAATTAAAAGATGAGCGAGTGCCGCCACAAATCGAAGATTCTCAAGTGTAAGGAGTGCCAAGCCATGTTCTGTACTGGCTGTATTCAACTTGAGAATCACTCATGCCCTAAATTGAGTGTTCGCATCCAATATGAAAAAGAAAAACTGGAAAAAAAATTAGTCAAGGTTGTTGCTCGTAAAGTAGAACCTATTTAGTTACATACATAATTAGAGCGGCAAGTGCGAGTAGTATTAGTATATCCTGGTTTTGATTTATATGTCCTTTCCATTTCATAGGTTTGCATGTATTTGCAGCAGACACCTTGTTAATGGCAGGACGATACCATGTAGTTGTAACTGTATCTGGGTATTCAAATTTACGAGCAGGAAACCCGAGAAATGGCGCAGGGCTCGGAGCTGCCTCGTTGACCATAAGCGGGCCAGAACGGTTGATATGGTCTGGGGTAAAATGGGTTAGGTCATCATTTGGGTCATTCAGCTCCATGGGACGTTCATCGCGTTCGACTATGTACGTCCCATCGGGCCCATCATAAAACCCACCATTCGAGGGCGTTCCAAAAGTATTTGTAGCCGTAAACGGATTTATGCGATCCATCTGGTTACAATCACTTATCATAGCGGCAGTGGCCATTAATGAACTCGGACATTATAATTTTTGGTCTGAACCTTGACACGATGAAGCTCCCACATATGGTCCAAGTCCACGTTGAGCATATAAGCTAGCTGAAACAGGTAACTAAATACATCACCCATTTCCATTACAACATCTATACCACGATCTTTTTTTAAATTTGTCTTGCGGTACAAGTGCTGGTTCTGCCTGATGGCACTCGCGAGTTCACCGTTCTCTTCAGTATATAACATCCATACTGTACTAATAGGTGCTTTGTCCCATCCTTTCTTTTTACATATCTCAGCGGTCTCATCACGGTATCGATTCATCTTGTTATTCTAGCAACGCAGACCCTTAAGCTACTTTCGCGAGGTTTGCAATAGGCCTTTGATATTTTATAATAAGAAAAAGTGAAATGGACAGAAACACGATATCAAACACCTGAACCCAATTTTTTGTAGACTTTTCATCCCCTGTTTTTTTCAAAATCCAAGGTTCTACTATAACTGTTCCCACAAGTTTAATTACCCTTTCTAGAATGAAGAAAATTATAAAACCTATTAGAATGTCGTCAAGAGACCTCATTGACATTTACTGAGGATTAATTCCATACCGATCATTTATAGGAAGTTTATTGCCATATGTGCTCGTACTCTTTGGAGCGTTGAGAGGAACTGGGTTTGTCGCAATGTCCTGGAGATAAACTATCTGCTGAAGAACACCTGTAAGGACTGACTTACTGGCCTCATCGACCACCTTGTCATTCATGGTCGAAACCTGACACCGAACATCATTATATTCATTTGTTGCCATGTTAATGTAAACCTTACGCATAAGTCCCTGTATATCGGAATCATTCTGACGGTCAATTTTATAACCAGTCTTGGACTGAATATTTGAAATTAAAGAATTATGAATTGTTTCACGATTGAAATCAGAAAAGAATGCATCGGACAGCGGGGTGGGAAGGAAGCGAGTCGCCATTGTATTAGTCTGATAAAAAAAAGGGGCTCTGAATCATCAAATGAAAGTCTTCAAGCGCAATGGGCAGTCGGAGGAAGTTCTGTTTGACAAAGTCACCCGTAGAATCCAAAGATTGAATGAGTCACCGGAGTTTACGCCTCTTGAAGGTGTCGCCCCGGCCAAGGTTGCTCAGAAGGTTTTTTCTTCAATGTATGACGGTATAACTACATCACAGATTGACACCCTGAGTGCCGAGGTGGCAGTTGGTATGATTACTGAAGACCCTGAATATGAAACTCTCGCCATGCGCATAACCGTTTCAAATTTACAGAAGACATGCCCCGCTTGTTTCTCAGACGCTATGGTTGCACTTCATGGCAAAGGTGTTGTATCCGAGTCATTCATGAAGGATATCAAACTTGAGTTTGACTCCTGGATAGACCATTCCCGTGATTATCTTTTTGGATATTTTGGAATCAAGACCCTGCAGAAGGGATACCTATATGAAGGTGAGACTCCCCAGTATCTGTTCATGCGTGTAGCTCTTGGCATTCACGGTGGAGACTTGCCACGGGTTCGCGAGACCTATGATCTCATGTCCCAGAAGTTTTTCACACATGCGACACCGACACTCTTCAACGCCGGGACGAAAAACCCACAAATGTCGAGCTGCTTCCTGGTCGCGATGAAAGAGGATTCGATCGAGGGCATCTACGAGACTCTCAAGGAGTGTGCGCACATCTCCAAGTGGTCAGGTGGCATTGGAATTCACTGTTCAAATATTCGTGCACGAGGTTCTAAGATTCACGGTACAAACGGGATAGCCGATGGTATAGTTCCCATGCTTCGTGTTTTCAATAATACCGCTCGATATGTCAACCAGGGTGGAGGAAAGCGCAAGGGTTCGTTCGCCATCTACCTTGAGCCGTGGCATGCAGACATTATCGAGTTTCTTGAGTTGCGGCTGAACCAGGGTGATGAAGAGGCACGATGCCATGATCTCTTCACGGCGCTATGGATTCCCGATATTTTCATGCGGGCCGTGGAGAAGGATCAGGACTGGCATCTCATGTGCCCAAGTGAGTGCCCTGGTCTTCAGGATGTGTATGGTCGCGCATTTGACGAGCTTTACAGCTGGTACGTTCTCAAGGGCAAGTTTACCCGGGTCGTCAAGGCTCGGGACGTTTGGAACGCAGTGCTCAAGTCTCAGGTCGAGACCGGGACGCCATACATGTGCTACAAGGACTCGGCAAACGCAAAGACCAACCAGAAGAACATAGGCACTATCAAGTCTAGTAATTTGTGCGTTGCCCCTGAAACAAAAATTCTTACAAAAAATGGATACAAAAAAATTAAGGACTTATGTGAACAAAAAGTGGACGTGTGGAATGGTGAAGAATGGTCAAATGTTGTAGTGAAGAAAACATCAGACTCTGCACATCTTGTTCGCGTCAACATGAGTGATGGAACATTCATAGAATGCACCGAACATCACAAGTTTCATCTTCAGGTTGGGTATGGTAATAAGTCAGAAATCAAGGCTGCATCTGGGTTGGTTCCAGGTGATAAACTCATTAAGTGGACACCGCCTGTTGTACATCTGGAGAAGGGAACACCAGACTGGGATCCTTATACTCATGGCTTTTTTTGCGGAGATGGGACGTATCATTCAACATACAGTGGTTTGAAAACGATACCAGGAATTTCACTTTACGGAGAAAAAAAGAAACTTATTGAATATCTGGATATTAGAACAACTTCAGGGAACGAAGATGCACAGGGTCGTATAAATGTAATGCTACAATATGACATTCCAGACAAGTTCAAAGTTCCTCTGGATGAAAATATAACAACCCGTCTTCAATGGTTTGCGGGGCTATGTGATGCAGATGGTCATACACAGGGATGTCCAGGTAAACCAACGCAAAAGACCATCTCAGTTGCATCTATTCACCTGAGTTTTCTTCGGGACGTTCAACTAATGCTTCATACTTTAGGGGTATCTTCTGTGATTGGTCTTTTGCGTGAAGCTGGAGAAACAGAACTTCCAGATGGTAAAGGTGGAAAGAAGATGTTTGATACTCAGACCTGCTGGAGAATTGTCGTGTCTGCACTCGGCGTTGAAACTCTTATCAACTCCGGGTTTAATACCCGGCGTCTGGTCTTGAGTGATTTCACTCCGGTCACTCGAGATGTTCGACAGTATGTGAATGTCGTTTCAATCGAGGACAATGGAAGGTTCGATGAAACATATTGCTTCAACGAGCCGAAGCGTCACATGGGCATCTTCAATGGAATTATCACTGGCAACTGCACCGAAATCTTCGAGGTCTCAGGCCCTGACGAAACGGCCGTGTGCAACTTGGCATCTCTGAGCCTTCCTGCGTTTGTTGAAAACAAAACCTTCAACTACTCCAAGCTTTACGAAGTTACCAGGGTCTTAACTCGGAACCTGAACCGTGTTATTGACCGAAACTATTATCCGACAGAGGCGGCCCGGAAGTCGAACATGCGCCACCGCCCTATTGCTATCGGTGTTCAGGGTCTGGCCGACGTATTCATGATGAAAGGCATTCCGTTTGACTCTTCACCCGCACGTGGAATTAACCGGCTCATATTTGAGACAATCTACCATGCAGCTCTGACTGAATCTTGTGAACTTGCAAAAGAGGAGGGACCTTATGAAACATATGATGGGTCTCCAGCTTCCAAGGGTGAATTGCAGTTTGATATGTGGGATGTGAAACCAACCGATATGTACGACTGGGAAACACTCAAGCGTCGAATCACGGAATACAAACTTCGCAATTCATTGCTTGTAGCGCCTATGCCAACTGCGAGTACCGCACAGATTCTCGGGAACAATGAGGCGTTTGAACCCTATACAACGAACATTTACCTGCGCCGAACTCTGGCCGGCGAGTTTGTTATGGTTAATAAGCACCTAGTCAAAGACCTTCAGAAACTTGGAAAATGGTCTCTGAAGACGAAGAATGAGATTGTACGCGCGGGCGGGTCTGTGCAGGCTCTGGATATTTCAGACGAGTTGAAAGAGATTTACCGGACTGTTTGGGAGATTCCACAAAAGTCTCTCATTGATATGAGCGCGGATCGTGGTGCATTCATTGACCAGTCACAGTCGCTCAACATCTTCATGGAGGACCCGAGCCTAGCGAAGCTGAGCTCCATGCACTTGTACGGGTGGAAGAAGGGGCTCAAGACGGGAATGTACTACCTGCGAACGCGCCCAAAGGCCAAGCCCCAACAGGTTACTGTTCCGACCAAGGAGCAGTGCTCTCGGGAAAACCCAGGGGCTTGTGAGATGTGTTCCGGTTAAAATATCTGCATATTCTATATGCTTACTACACTTATAATAGCAATTCTGGCAAGTGTACTTTTTTTCACTCTTTTCCTACAAACATGGGTAACAGATGAAGATTTCAGTGGACTTTCAAAAGACCCCATAAAGAGGTTTGTAGACCTGTTTTATTTTGTTGTTGCATGCTTCTCTACCGCCGGTTTTGGCGACATATATGCCAAATCTTCAAGAGCGCGCATGTGTGTAGCAACTTATATGCTTGCCGTTAACGTAACAGCTGTTACATCATTTTACCAACTGTTTTATAAAAAATAAAACCCCAGGTTATATTACAATGCCTACTATGCGTGAAAAACTTGCTGCATGGTGGCGACGAAACAAAACAAAAGCGCGTCAGGCTGAAAAAGCTTATAATGCTGAGAACAAAAATAAATTGGCAAGTGGCAATTGGGAGCGCAACAAGCAGGGTAAAATTGTTCCCAAGTGGTCTACTTGAAATACTTTGTACTTATACTGAACCGGCTAGGAGGCAGGCGAGTGAGAACCTCGAAACGTCCTTTTTTAACAGTTGAATATCTCGCGGGGGTCATAACTGTAAACCGACCCTTCTTAACGGTATTGTATTTTTTAGAAGGGGATGCACGCTTGACTGATACCTTCGTCTTTTTCACAGCCTGACGCACTTTATTCCACCACTCAAACGCACGACGCTCAGCAATGGGCGAAAGACCTGAGTTGCGGCGTGTAGCACTTGGGCGATATCGCTTGGCTGACTGTCCTTTTAGAGAGTGTGGCATTTAAAAGATACCCACATTTTATTTATATGGAGCATGGAATATATAAATATCTAGACATTGATACAAAGAGAATTTTAGGAATTCCTCCAGGTAAAATTGATGAATCAAAAGCATGGAGACTATGGTACCTCCTTGATTCTCATGATGGGATGATCTATAATTTAGAATCTCAGTCTCTTCATTCTTTTAGAAACGGAATGCACGTAATAAGACGCCCTATAGAATTGACTTATATGGATAAATGGACGTGTGTGTTTAATGTTGATAACCTCCCGCACAACCTTGAAATAACAGAACCTGGGGGTGTATATGTTGTAAGCCCGGATCATACAGAGACTATATATACAGAATGTCGCGTCCTTCTTCGGGGTTCTGGACTGGCTCGTGTTATCAACTATACCGGAACAACTAGATAAAACAATAAATCATTTAAAAGGCAATGGTGTTCTGGCATGAGGTTGATTTAACAAAAATTGATTTAACACCTGGTACCCGTGAAAAAGTAAGGTACACTCTGGACGGTGGCCCTCTTCGTTTTCAGATTCCACGAGGTATGTGTAATTGGGGCGTTTCTTCCTATAAATCTTTTCAGGTTGAATTATCAAATCAAGAATTCCTAAATTGGTGGAAGAATCTAGAGAGCATGTTGTGTAACCGAGAGCCATTTACTTCAAATCTCAAAGGGAATTCTTTGAGAATTAAAATTGATGAAAGTACTTATATTTTTGATGAAAATTCAAAACAAAATTCTCCTGAAATTAAAGAAGGAATATTCAAGGAACAGGAACTGTCGTGCATGATTGACATTGATTCTAATTATTTTTATAATGAAAATTGGGGTCTAACTGTTAGGGCTTATCAAGTTAAGTATCTAACACCAATTCCCGAGCCCCCTGCAATTTTAGAAAAAGGAACATGTGCATTTATATAATAGAGCACGCAGAAACCGTCGCCGAAGTGTTTTTTGTATGTTTGTCAGTAAGAGAATTTTTCAGGAATATAGCCCCTGATGTACACATGCTTACTACCAGACATACTGAAATGACAAGTCCAACTTGTGCTTTAAGTTGCCCTACCTGTACACGTTTTGAGCAGCCATCTATTTATAACCATTAAATTAAACTACTTTGGGGGGTGGTCCATGAAACCCGAGATAAACTAGATAAAATGATATAAGAACACACAGAACCCCCATGATCAGCATGTATAATAGGTATTTCCCATTATCTTTGTGAGCATCAGCAAAGCTCGAGTTTTTGTCATAACATTCACGACCAATCGATGTTGATGCAAGAGTCATAACAGCGGTCGAAAGAATTAGGCAGGCGGCCACAACCTGTATTATAGTCATTTATTATTACAATTTATTTTTTATAAATCTCCCGTGCCTTGGCTAGGAGTGGCCCCTGGAGAAGATGGAAACCCTTGAGGCCTAGGCTCTTCTTCGCCTTTGCAACCGCCTTTATCCAAGGGTTTGTCTTCTCATCTTTTGATTTAGCCTTGCTGACAATCTCGCCTTTTTTCATCTTTAGGTCCTTTTTCTTAAGACCGCCTGGAGTGACATCGGCATTTCCGTGAAAGACTTGAGCGCGGGAACCAACAACCATTTATATTACAATGAGAATATTTGTTTGAGCGCGCGAATGTTCAACTTGGTCTTCGTCACGTTGGGGATCTGGTTTTCTAGTCTTGTATCATTGAGAAGTTCTGCGGCTAGTGCGGCTTTTCCTGCTTGAAGATTCATAATGCTCTGCTCGACACTTGGTACTGTATCGCTTCCCGAATACACAAGTCTTCTGACTGTCACCTTTTGTGTCTGGCCGGTTCTATGAGCACGAGCAATGGCCTGAAGCTCAGTCGCCGGGTTCCAGCTTGGAGCTGTTATATAAACGCGGGTAGCTTCCTGCAAATTGATACCCACTCCACCCGCCTTGATCTGTATCAGAAAGACTGGTGCTGGTATCATGGTTGAAGTTTTGAACCCAGAAATACTGAAATCTCTCTCAGCCTTTGCGACGCTTCCATCTATTCTGAAGACTTGTCGGTTTCCGACGCGTTTTATAATTTCATGCATCTCACTCTTGAAATTATAGAAGATAAGGCTCTTTTCAGTTGGGTGACTCTCGATCAGTTCCATCAATGTCTCGAGCTTTTTGGATCTTCCAGACCACTGCTCAGGGTCCGTTTTTGTCTGAGCAGCTATCCCGTCAAAGTATCCCTGCGGATAGGTCATAACCTGCCGAGTTCTCATCAGGGCTTCAAGCATCTCCATCTGATGCATGGCCTGGTTTCCAGAACGAATGATATCACGAATAATACCCTGTGCGCGGTCAAAAACCTCGTGATAGAGTTGTGCTTCTTCATCATACATGTCAAGTTCAAGGTTCTGGAAATCACACGGCGGAAGCTCGAGACGCTTGTTGTGCTCGCAGACATCTGCCTTTGTCCTGCGCTTTACATATAGCTCTCGGAATACTTCGGGCATTGCCTGAACGTCCTTGCGGTTATGACCAAGGAACCCGCAGAGAGCGACAAAGTCAGCCATCGAGTTGAATATTGGAGTTCCTGTCAATATCCAGCGCGTCTTTGCATAAATTGCACATGCCGCCACGTGAGTCTTTGACCGGCGGTTTCGGATCTCATGACCCTCATCGAGGATCACGCGTCCCCAGCGGACCTGGAGAAGATGGCAAATAGGCGACCCAACTCGGGTAGGAAGCACCGAGTACGGAGCGATGGTCACATCTGCATCCACAAGAACTCGGTTCGCGCCATCAAATACACAAACTGTGAGATGCGGTGCGAACCGGTTAATTTCATCACGCCACTGAGTGACAATCGACTTTGGAACTACAATCACAGTGCGCACGTGATTCACACACATAAGCGCAATCATTTGTACCGTTTTGCCAAGTCCCATTTCATCACACAAAAAGCCGCCCGGATGCGTCTCATCAGCCTCGCGTTTCACGAGCCACTTGACACCATCGTGCTGGTAAGGAGATATCAGACGCGTCTTCAGGAGGCTTGACATTTTTTTTTGGGGAGCACATACAAACTTCTACTCTGACAGGGTAATGACCTGAATTTTTGTCTCGCACCATTGTATGGCGGATGATGCGTTAGTAAAACGAATAGTAGATGCGATTAAATCAGCATCAGCCAAGAAAAATTTAGCAAACCTTAAAGGAACTACGGATATCATACCCGGGCTAGTAGCTATTATTAAAGGTGCGGTTGGAAATAATATAGCAATTGCTGCGACAAAAACCGCCAACTCTACAGACATTTCAAATTCTATTTCAAGGATAATTAAAAATAAAGTAACAATTTCTGGCCCAGTTGCAGCTGCAGTTATCCAACAATTGCCTCAAAAGAATTTAGTTCCAACAATAACAGAAATTATAAAAGGTGCGGTAGGCACTGAAGCTGCAAAAGCTGTTATTAGTACCGCTCCTAAGAATGCAATTTCGAATTCTATTATAAGTATAATTAAAAATCGTGTAGCAATTCCCAAAAATATTAAAAATGAATTACAACGAAAGAATTTATTGCCTAATGTTAATATGAATTTTCTTCCAGCAAATTTAGGAAGTAATGGGAAGCCAGCATGGTCAGGGCCTAAACCAGGGTATATATTTACTACACGGAATGGTAAGACTGGGTATTTTAGAAATTCCTATGTAGAAAAGCCGTCCGGCCCGCTAGGACCGTTTCAGCCCCCCACAATTCGCAATTATTCTAAAATGAAAATTTCAGAACTTCTTGCAGCAATGAGAATGTATCCAACAAATAGGAGTAAAATCATTGAGCAATTGCGTATAAGTTTTGCAGAAGAGTTATATAAACTAAGAAGGATGAATGGTGTGTTGCGGACACGGAGGATAGGTGATCTCTTGCGTCTTCTGCCCCGTAATTTTACAAACAGGCGGAACGCAACTTCCATAATTGTTGAAGATGTCCGAAATACTCAGACAATAAATGAATTGAATAATCTACAAAGGAATTTAGGAAAAGTTCCAAATGAAAATATAAGGTCAGCATTTGCAGAACAGAGAAAGCGCGTGGGCCGCTCGGGAGGTGGCGGCCGCTCGGGAGGTGGAGGAATTTGGGGCCGCTCGGGAGGTGGAGGAAATTGGGGCCGCTCGGGAGGTGGCGGGCGCATGGGAGGGGGGGGTGCGGTACCAGATAACGGCAACTGGCGCCGCGCACTTATAAGTAAAACGAGCACTCCGTCTGGCGCTCCATCAAACACGGGGAACTGGCGCAAGGCACTGGCAGGGGCACCCATTCCTGAAGAGCAGAAACGTGCAATTAATGGAGCAGGTGGCATACCAAATGCTATGCGACAGATTGAGCGCGTCCCAGAGGGTCCTCCTGAAATTGCACGTACCGCAGAAGCTCTCAAACTTACAAATGGGAACGTGACTCAAGCTATGGAAGTTCACAATGTTCGTGCCCCAACTGTTAACGTGGTGCGCCAGCTCGGTGGCCCAACCAATACAGTTCGTGTTCTTGAAGGCTTGAATACACTTTCGACGCCAAAACGGGGCATGATGCGCCGAAAGAGGCAGTCGAAAAAAGGACCCCGAATTGCAGAACTGAACAAGGTTATAAATGCGGTCCGCAAGAAAAAACTAATCTCACTTGTGGCTCACAACGTCACCAAGACAAATAATATACATGAAAATAAGGATCGTCTGAAGAAATATTACAAGAAAGTTCTGAAGGCTAATATTCTAAGAACTCCCTTTGCCAAAATTGCCAAGAGTGCTGCAAAAAAACGAGTCATGTAAGCGCCAGGTAAGAGTGATCTTTAACAACTCAAACAAAATGGACATGTACACTTATATCCAGGAGCTTGCCAATGTTCGCGAACGTACGGTTCGGATGCGACCCGACTGGCCCGAACCTTCATGGCTCAAGATTACAACAATAACCATGCATTCTCGAAACGATCGCAAGGTTGATATTCAGAAGTTTCGAGAACGGTTCAAGCCCGTGACGCTTCGACCAAAGGGGACTACTGGTCCTGGGTTTACATGGACTATGGATAACACGGCATTCTACAACCAGATATCCATCAGAACACGGGACGACTATTCTGAGAAGAGCGTCAAGTTATTTCCTAACGGCACGGTTCATTTATCGGGGGGCAACAACCCTCATGACGGTGAGCGCATTCTGAACCAGGTCGCCTTTATCATGAAGGAGGTTCTCGAGTTGGAAGAGCTTCCAGTGATGAACCCGTTTGAGATTTCGATGATAAACTCAAACTTTCACTTTAATGTTGTACTGAACAGTCACAAAGTGAGAGACCGGTTTGATAAAGTCACAGATTTCAAGGCGAGCTACGAGCCAGATAGATACAGTGCAGTCAAGATCAAGTTCAAGCCAGGGCCAGGGATGAAGAAGATGACGGTGAGCGTGTTCAAGTCGGGGGCGATTCTTGTAGGTGGCGCGCAAAAACTGGAAGAGCTGGTAGCAGCGTATGATATTATTCTATCATACATAGACCCTAGCATGTTCGTGGCAAGAGTAGAAGTTCCCAAGAAGTTTGATACTATTATGGGGGCGACGTTTGATGAGTGGAACCGTGTGCTTCAAAATAAAATGTAATAGATTATAAATGAGTACTCGTATTGGTATGGCCGATGGCCGCTGTCTCACAGAATTCACTTCATCTAAACTTCTTCACGAGTCTATAATGAAATCGAACGGTATTGACGTCCAAGATAATTATAAATTTCGCGAGCTCGCCCAGCAGCGCGGCCCAGAAGGTTTCAGTTTACCGCTGAAAAATGCGGCATGCATGTCTGGGTCTCCAACTGTTATAGTATCTCAGGAGGGCGGGTGCTAAAGAAAACAGACGCTAGTATATTAAGATGAAAATAGTCATCGATGGAAATATCGGTGCAGGCAAAACGACACAACTCGGTTTGCTTGAATCGAAAGGATGGTTCGTGAAGCGCGAAGCCATAGAAAAATGGCCTCTCAAAGAATTTTACGAAGACCCAGGACGTTGGACATTTTTGCTCCATATGAGAATTCTCCAGACGTTTCGCCCAGTGCAGACAACACAGCACGTGGTGTATGAGCGGTCCCCGTGGAGCTCACGGAGTGTCTTTTGGCCGCAATTTCAGGTTTCTTCTATTGAAGATGAAACTTACAAGTATTTCTTTGAGAGGGAGAAATGGTTTCCAGATATTTACATTTATCTTTCAAAAGATCCTGAAATTGCTTACCAGCACATCCAGAAGAGGCATCAGACAGGTGACGAGTCAATTACAATTTCATACCTGAAAGAGTTGGATATTGAGTACAATAAACTTGCGGAGACCATCCCATGCACTACATATATACTTGATGCCAACAGGTCTGAAGAAGAAATCCACCAAGAAATATGTCAGATCCTTTCAGAGAATGAATTGTTCGTCAGTGACGCTTTCAGGATCTAAATGCAAACAAAAAGCTGTTCAAGAAGGCAAGTGCCAGGCTCACCTTGCACATACATGCACAATTTGCCTTGAACTAACGAAGCGTTCCGATAAAAAACTCAAATGCAAGCACGTGTTTCACAACCGATGCATCATCAAGTGGTTCGAGGAATCGATCGAGTGCCCAACTTGCCGCATGGAGCAAGATGATGACCCTTTGATTATTTTTCGCACAAATATTGAAGAGAATATGCGGCTCAAGTACAAGGATGCCATCAAGTCTCTCGAGCTTGAACTAGCCCTGCGGCGCCGTGCCTAGGATATTTTACAGTATAAAAGCAATGGAAAGGCGGTGTGGTGCTCAAACCCTCACGGGAAATCCCTGTAAGCAGTTTCCCAGGGGCGACCAAGAGCGGTGTTGGCAACATTCCGGCCCACAGTGTTCGGTATGTCTGGGATATATGAAGGAAACGAATACACGCGAATTGCCATGTAAACATTCGTTCCATGATCGCTGTGTAGAACGCTGGAAATCTTCATGCACTGGCCCAGACCCTACATGTCCCATGTGCCGAACGCCATTCGATGTACCGACATATAGATGCCGGCTCGTTATAGAACGTGTATCCGATGGGAGTCTTAACACAACAGAATTCGATTCTAGCAATATACATTCTATAGTGGGAGGTTTTGGGATAGATTTAAGAGCTCTTGAAATAGATGGAAGTATGCTACGGTCGGAAATTCATTGGAACATAGAACCTGATGAAGACCTAGTAGAACAACTAGACCTCCTAGGGTTGCCTATACCCGATTCGCATTAGTGCCAGTTTTTGCAAAACCACGCCGAACGCCATATGCTGAGCAGAATTTTGTATAATGAAATCCTGGTTTATAATTTCGGTCAGCCTTCCGTGGGTCTGTTATTGTTTTACCAGATGCATCAACAATTAGGGGGCCGCCAGCCCACCCCGTCTTGTGACTCCAGAGCCTGACTGGAAAGTCTAGAATACGCCCGGGTGGTACTTTATCTTTTGATGCGGCTGATAGTTTATTTAAATGGCGAAGTTCTTGCGTGTTATTCGCAACACGACCATTATTACGGTTCGTAGATGGCCTAGATTTAGCAAGTGCAGTCTTTATGACTGACGGCGTTACATGAAAAAACTTTGCCAAACCTGTAACTGAATCACCTAGTCGCGTACGATAGCGAATAGCACTAATCTCTTTGTACCAGTGGAAATCACCCGTAGAATTTCCAAAATCGTTTGAAGGAGCTACGAAACACATTACCTTGTAAAACCCAATTTTAGGTTTAGCAGAAGCTGATTTCATCTTGTAAACATTCCCTGGGTTATCAGAAAGAACACGTTTAGCTATTCCACCACATGTGCGAAATGTTAGTCCATTTGAACCGATACCGGCCCTATTACCGGGAACGCTCTTGCTCTTCCTATTACTGGAATATGACCCAAACGCATAGTCATAACAGTTATCATGCGCGACCCCCTTCGTTCCCCAGGGGGCCCACGTATACTTTGGGGCCCATGGGTTTGGTGCACGCACGACCATCTTGTTATTAGCCATTAATTTTTTCTATGTCTAATAAAAAGATGTATAATGTTATTCGTTCCCGCAATCGCCAGGATGCCGCATACAACATTCTAATTTTTCTAATTCACCTGACTGTAATGACGTTTATTCTCCGTTACCTATGGAACGGTACGCTCGTCAAGTACATCAGCGTTCTGAAGCCGGTTGATTCGCTCTTCCACACCTTCATGCTTGCGCTGGCTCTTTCCATATTCAAGTGTTAGATCTCAGTGTAGCCATGCTTTATCTCGCCATTTAGCATAAGCGTCGGAAACCCGTTGACAAACTCAGGGCAAGTTTCCGTGGGACAATTTACAAAAGTATAATCAATCCCCTTCCCCGTCAGGTATTGCTCCTGCTTGACGCACCATGGGCACGTTTTAGAACCATACACAATTAGATTGCCTTTGTCAACTGCACTCTGTCCGCCAGCTCCCGCGTCATATTTCGAAGAACGAAATATCATAACAAGTTGAATTATCATAAAAAGAAGTATTAGAATACTAATACCAACGGCAATGTGAATCGGTGTTAGTTTCATCATTTACTTTACTCAAGTAAAAATTTTACGGGCAATATCCGCTTTTTTTCTTAGACCCTTGATGTTTTTTCCACGGTTCGCGGCAAGTTTCTTTAGTTCGTCCAAAGACATGTGAATATTGGCATATACCCACCGACCCTTATTGGATATCATCTGAACACGTTTAGATGAAGGACTCAATCTATAGTTTTTATTGGGTGGCCTGGGCTGAGTCACTGTAACTTTAGATGTGTGCCGGGCAGCCTTGATAGCATTTGCACGTTCCTTGAGCCGCCGGGCAGCCTCTCGCAATTTGTTCGCATTCACGGGAGATGGACGACGTGGCGGACTGACACGAATTGGTGCCGGTGCGGGCTTTTTAGCAGGTGCTTTGCGGTTCACACTACGAGGGTTGGGTGAAAACGGCAAGTTTCCACGGTTCAAACGTAGTTCGACAATGCGTTTGGCTTTTTCACGTGCACTGTTCCATGCATTTTCATAGTTTTTACCTGATACGGCGCCACTATTACGCCATATTCCCTCGACCATTTTATTAAATTTAGAATTTTTGAGTATGGCTGCCGTAATCTTCTTTGTTGTTTTGTGCCCGGGCTTGAGTTTGGGTCCCGCCTTGAGTTGAGCGACAGTGATGCGACCACGTGGCCCAAGAGGCTTGAGTTTCGCCCGGCCAGCCTTGAGTTCCTTTTCGGACACTCGGGCCTTTGGAACTGAGATGCGTCCAGTTTTCTTAAGTTTGGCCCGAGCAGCAACAAGGTTGGGAGAGGTGATCAGCCGACGGCGTGGAACCTTCTTGAGTTTCGCACGAGCCTCGACAAGGTCAGGAGATGTCACCTTACGACCAGTGATATATTTTGAACGAGCAACCTGTGCAAGAGATGGAAGCCCAGGGCACGGGTCTTTGTACTTGAGACGCCACTCTTGCACATGTTCAGAAGAATCACCACGGTAGCCTTCAGGTACTGCCCAGTCAAGAAACACTGATGTCATTGGGAGACCTCCCTTGCGTTTTACAAAATCACGAAGGTTGTTCAAGAAGAAGTGGCAGTCGTAGCGGGAATCAGTCGATGGACCGACTCCCCATTTACCGGCCGTATTTGTTCCATTGGCAGTATTAACCGCGGGGTTGGTGCCATCTTTTTCAAGACGCGCCCACCCGAAATCACCGATAAGGAACCCTCGGTCCGCAACCATGACATTTGCGGGCCACAAGTCGTT